CCACAGCTTGATGCTTTGTGTTTCATCATCAGCTGTGACTTCATGCAGGCTATCAGCTGTGATTTTCTCACTGTTCGCCCGATAGTTCAACAATGATCCTTGTTGTGTTATTCCATATCTTAATCCAAGTCCTTTCATAATTAACTACCTTTTACTAAAATCATTGATCCAGCACTTAGTGTAAGAGTTGAAAAACCACCTGGAATCTCAATGAATGTTCCTACTGATAATGTTATACCAGAAAAATCATTCGTTCCAGTTACCTTATTACTATCTGTTAAAGTAATAGCTGAAATGGTTGCTTCTTCCAATACTAAAAATCCAGTATATGTTCCTGAGGTAGCGGCACCAGTTCCTGTTTGTACATGAATTCCAACGTTTGGGAATTGTTTTCCTAACAACGTATCCTGTTTTGCCTCAGTTGCAGGAGCAGCAATAATCTTCGCCAATATTGCCGCCAACGTTGTCTGTGTTGCGGGATCAGAAGTCAATTTAGCCAAAACCGCAGCCAGCGTGGTTTGCGTGGCAAAATCTTTCGCAATCAGTGTGTCTTGTTTTGCCTCGGTTGCTCCTCCAACAATAGTTGCAGAAACCTCTCCAACCGTTTCTAACGCTTTCCACCAAACAACCCAAGCCGCGGCATTTGCATAGGTTCCACCAACATTATCTTCAATTTCAGACAATAAAACATCATCAACCCCTGTAGGGTGTGTTTTACTGTAAATACTCACCAAAGTCGTATCTTGCAAAGAAGTCTTATATTCCATTACAAGATCTTCTAAAGAAAACTCTTGATTATCTATCCAAAGTCTTCCAGCTGTCGATTGATAAATTACTGTTGACATATCTTTCTAAATTAAATTAAAATCATATTCCTTTTTCTATCATTTGTTTTGTCACAGGAATGGCACAGCAACGACATTGTGGATGAACGGGGATCATTCCTTCAATTTCATCTAATGTGAATCTCCGTCCTTCTAATGAGGCACATTCTGGACAAACACGTTCATCTCCTGCCGTTTGCCATTCTACTATTATTTCAACTCCAGCAACTCCCCAATTACGATATTCTTGAATAGTACCAAGGTGGTGAGCCCGAATAATTTCAGTTCTTGCCATAATTTCAGCTCTACGCCGAGCGGGAATGAATCTCCCTAATGTATCTGTCAATCCAAGCTCACCAACCCCAGCACCATTAATCACTGCCACAAGTTTGCGAGCAATCACATGAGGATTGTCCCCATCCAACAAACCTTGTGCCAACACCCTTCCAATCTGTTGTTCCATTGCAGTTGTTATACCCTTCAATTCACTGTAAACACGAGAATACAACAAACCAATTCGTTCCGCATGGACTGTTCCTGCCATAAATCCAATTCCTCCAAATTCCAAGCCCATCTCTGGTATAGCATATCCAGCACGTTTCATTTCTGATCTTGCTCTGGAAACACCTCTTTCATATGCTTGACGAATGAATTTATTTGTCCACAATGGCTGAATGCTTTCTCCTATCTCTTCTAAACTCTCATCAAACACTAACAATCCTTTTTTCACTTGTTCATTCAGCCAATCCAAAAATTCTTTTACTTTTTGTTCACTAATGGGAAATGCAAATGCTCTTTCTCCGGGTGTTTCTAACAACGTGTGTGGAACAGATTTCAAACCAAAACAGTCTTCCTCATCAACTGCCCTTTTCACTATCCTTTCCAATTCTGTAAAACGGCGATTGCTTTCTCTAACCATCACGTTTCTCAACGTTGTGGTACGAGTAGGATCATATCTATTAACTTGAACCATTGTCAGCAATTCGCTATTTACACACACTTCACACATTATTTTTCAATTTTTTTAGGTTCCCCTTTCACGTCATCTCCAGTTTCTCTTAACAATGCCCTTTCCTCTTCCGAAACAGGTGCCTCTGCTCTTATTTTATTTCCATTTGCTTCAATAACTCTGTCAACTTGAGTTTTATCTAAAATTAAAAACAATTCACAAAACAAATCAAATGTCAACAATTCTTGTGCAATTGGATTCAGTGAATATTCCTTCAATGCCACAGCCCTCATCTTACCCATCTCAACTTTCTCTTTATCACTCAAGCTAAACAACTTGTCCCAAACTACAATATACTTTTCGTTTGCTGGTCTGGAAAGAACTCCGATTTCAATGCAACGATCAATAAATGGACGCAAAATGTTTGGTTCATTTTGTTCTTCCCGTCTTGACGTAACAAATGAAATCCATTCCTGTTTGTCTTGAGCACTTGACAACTCTCCACGTTCACTTCCCATTAATATTCTCTTTGGAATCCCTGTTACGGAGGAAAGCATTTGAATTTGAATTTCAACGTGAGACGTAGGGTCAGCTATTTGCTGGGCCAAGGCTTCATAGCTGACTCCCTCATTTATCAATATACGTCTCAAATTGTGTTCAAATTCGTCAATCTGTTCTCTCAATGCTGTCATTCCGGCGGTTGTCATTTCAAAATCAGGATCAACTTTTCCTGTGTAACCAGGTCTTGCCCCACGCCAAAACATTTCAGCGTCACCTCCAACAATCTTTTCCAAATCCATCAAGCGATTGAAAACAACTTCCAAACGAGGCGTCCCGTAAACCTCATCTTCCAATATATCTTCCACTAAATGCACAACTCTTGAATAATGAACCTCAAGGGCTACATCTTGGTAACCTGTATCATTGTTTCTAATCCTCGTCATTATTTTATACAACAATGGAAGACCATAACGAGGACTTTTCACATCCTGATCAAACTGTAAAATTTCAACATTCTTTTGCCCAATTGGTTTGACATACAAAAGTTTCAATCCACTGTTTTTTCTAACAGGCAATTTGAATTGAGTTGTTTCTGCTATGTCACTTAAACCTAACAATAGAACACTAAATTGACCTAATCCCGTTAATTTGTCAGCACGAATAAAAACTGATTTTATTTTCAATCTCTCTGCCAATTCTTTCCATTGCGTTTCAAAAGCTGTGTCATCTTTGCTAATATTTTCTATGATATTTAATTCACCTTTCCAAGAGGCTTTCACTGGACGGTCAATCACAGCTTTTGCCATTTCCTGACGGAGATAACGATTATAAAAATCGTTATATTTCAATGTCGTTTGCAAAGGATAACCAAGAGCTTGATAAACGTCACGATCTCCACGATATTGAAAACCCATTTCCGAAGCCATTGCAACTCTGTTCGTCAATTCGCTATATAAACGAAGAACAGGATAATTTTTCATATCCAACTTTGTTCCTTTTCCGTTATTGCTAACTGGTTTTGTTCTTGCTCGCTCCATTATGTTATCCTCCTAACCTCTTTTTTACGAACTAAATAATTGAATGCAGCACTTGACGCATCCACCTGGTCTTTATACGTGCTGTTTGGAAACAAAGCAAACTCCTCTTTGAAATCCCTGTTCCAATCTGCAACTCTCAACAACACATTTCCGTTGTTAACTTGAACTGAAAAAGGATCTGCCCTTTTCACTTTGTCTCCTGTTGGAATGTCTCTTTCAATGTGAAATCCAGCAAGGTTGCGAATTGTCCCCTCAGCACTTTCTTTTCCTCCACTCCCAGGCTCCTGCTCAATTAAAATAGCAACGTCCTGCCCGTCTGCTTTTGCAGTTTGGAGAATAATGTCTTCCCGTCGGTTGCTTGACCATTTTCCACGTTTCACATCGTCAATAATGTACATTCCGTTTCTCAGTCTGCTCATTTTCACTCCAACGGTGTAAGGACCACTGCCACGATCTGATCCTGCTTTGTCCCAATATCTAACTGTTTTTCTATATTCAACTTTGCGAATTGTTTCACTTGTCATTTGAAATCCATCAACTTTGAACATTCCACCTCCGGGTGGTGCAGGATTTTGTCCAATTTGTCCTGCAAAACCGTATTGACCTAAATCCTGTTCTAATTCCGCTAAAATTTCCCAACTCAATCGATTCACGTCAAACAAGTCATTCACATAATACTGAGCAAGTGAAGCAGGTTTCAGCAAATGCCGATAATTCCGAATTTCCCCTGGCAAACAAAAATGGCGGAGATTTGTTTTTCTTTTCCCCAGCAAATGGTTTGTAGGATCGTTTTGGTGCAGACGCTGCATAATTCCGATCATCACTGAAACCAATTTGTTTGTTTTTCGTGTTGATGCAGTTTCATCAATCCAACGATTTGCTTGTTCAATCAACAAGTCTGAAAGTGATTGTTTCGGATTCAAAATGTCGTCCCAGATGAAAATGTCAGCGTGAAATCCAGTCAACGTTCCTCCAACACTGGTTGAATAACGGTTTCCTCCAATCACTTCTCTGTCGTAACGACCATTGACACGACTTGGAACGTGACGCACAATTTTATAATTCCCTTTGGTGTCTTTGTCTGATTTGATGTCTAAGTCAGGATAAACTTCACGGAAACGCTGACTTTTAATTAAATCACGACTATACTCCGCATTCTCCAACGCCAGGGCTGAACTATACGAAGCCGTGATAAATCTCAACCAATGCCAGCGAGTCCAACACCAAACTGGAAAAACAATTGAACAAAGACGTGTTTTCGTTGATCCAGGAGGAATGTTAATCAACAAGTCGTACTGTTTCCTCTCTCTCCTCCCAACTCTTGTTGCAATTTCCTCTAATTCACGACAAAGAAACTGAATGTGCCAATTGTCAATGAAAGGATCCCCTGAAATCTCTGGCCAAGCCCATTGCAAAAAATGATGCAAACTCCGACGATTCAACTCACGTGTGATCAAATTCGGATTTGCAACCAATTTCTCAACAACTGGATCCTGCACATTCAAAATTCCTATTTCTTGTGTCTCATTCATTTTCTGTGAAATCAGCATCTTCAATTTCTTGCCCCTGAACTCCTAATTTGGACAACACACGCAATTCTTCAGTTGAAAACTTTGTCAAATCTAATTGGTGACGGTGATTAATCGTTCCGTCGACTTGAACTTTGTGTCCCCACCGTTCAGGCTGACGAGATTGCAACCATTTAATCGCTGCCGTGACATTTGGAGGATAATTCTTAATTGTTTTGACACGAAGCGGTTCTGTGAACTCTCGAACGACTCGCCCTGTCTTAGCGTCACGTTCTTTAACTCTATTCGTGAGAATGACTTCATCCTCGTGGCTATACCCAATCGCTGCTAAATACAAAGAATGGGCGACTTTTGCGTCAGCAATCATTTTCCCACGCTGAATTGCATCGAGAAATTCCGGTTTCTTGTCTTTCCACGAATCCAATGTGGTTTGTGAAATATTGAACACTTGGGCGAGTTGCGTATCCGTGGCACCTAACAATGTCAAGAAATAAACCTGACGAGTGTAAATATCTTTCCACTTTTTATCATACTTCGCGACTTGATACAAATCCTCAGGTTCTGGAAATTTTATTTTTCTCTTGCGTTTCATACAGTAAATATACAAATAATATAATTACTACACTAACACTATTCTAAGCTCTCTCCTACTCTCTTACCTATCTCTCTTTTAAACATAACACCTTTGATAGTGTTTAAAATAAAAGTTTAATAAGAAGGTCTACAAAAACCTGCAGAAATTTTTCTGAAATTTTTTCTAAAATCACGAAACCAAATAATAATTAAGAAACTTCTCCCTTATATATACATATACTATATATGTTTCTATGGTTTAATAATTCTTGAATGATAAGTATATCACTATATATATTATAAAAACTATTGAATAGCAAGGTTACGAAAATATTCAGAAAATAGGTCACGAATTTTGAGAGTAACAACCACCCACTTCTAAGCCTCGACACGCCGATCGCGCACCAACCATCTAACCCGCTGACTGCGAATAACTTAACCGAGTTCAACGGATCCGCCTGCATACAAATATATAACACTATTTATCTCACACGTACGGAGCCTGCGTGTCGTTGAGCCGAAAGGACGGGGGCAGGGCGAGCACGTTCAAATTAACTGTTTTCACTATATTTGCTATTTATATCAAATTAACTGTTTTCATCAAATTAACAGTTTTCATAGTCCATAACAGTTATTGCAATTATCGTTATTGCCAGGTTACCGTTATCATAGTTATACGGTTATTGTAATTTCCACAGTCCTTAACACTATTCTATATCTCTTACCGTATACTTTATATACCCAATGTCTTAATTATACTATATCTCAGAGAATGTCTAAGAGTTTCAATATATAGAGTTATACATTTATATTACCCTTATACGATTTTTTATTATACACTCTCTTTTGAATTATCTTACAAGTTTAATCACTTAACGTTTTCTTAACGTAAACTTAACATTAGCTTTTTTGTATTTTGGCAGTTGTAACTTATTGATTATTAGTTAGTTATATTTGCAAATATTTATAACCTATTGATTATTAGTTAATTACATAATGTCGTATATTTGTAATGTGCAAACGAGCACAATGGTAGTTTTTACATTATGTTAATTAGCACCAGCGTGTCGGATAATGCTGATTTTTGTGGGTAGCTTCACTGTAATTTATGTAATGCAGGTACAGTGATACACAATTACAATTCCGACCAACGACTAACGTACGTACATACGGAACACCGTGCCAGCGAGGAAGCTTTACACTGGTAACATAGTTTGGGAGAGGGACAGTTTGTATAACTGTTTAATAACAAGGCGGGACTCCCAGTTACGACAGGCCGACTGTATAACTGTATTTTAGGGCGGAGATTAGTCCGCACGCAATTAACACGCGACGACACTATGTTTTTTTTTGCATAGGTGAGCGATTTTGTTTTTTGCGTCCCTGAGGTGCAATTCCTCACCGCCCACGAATAGCAATATTGCTATTTTCTAACAATTAAAAAATTAACGTTATGAACGCAAAAGTTATTGATCGCAAGGTTTTAGCTGCAAAATTGGCAGCTGGTGAAAAGTTGAGTGTTGAAGAAGTGATTGCCCTGCAAGGCATTGCAACGGAGACTGAAAAAGAAATTGAGGCTGAAAAAGAAGCTGAGAAGCTCAGCAAGTATGTTGAAAAATGTGTCGCTGAATTGCAAAAGTTTGAGGCAACAGACGCAAAAAGTTTGAAAATTGCATTGCGGAACATGGCAAACGACGTGCCAGTTTCAGCAAACGGAGCAAAGAGCAGCGGAGCTCCAAAACCGATTGACCCTGAAAACACTGTTAAGGGCTCTTATGCAGAGTTCGTTGTTGATTTGCTTAAAGCAAGCCCAAGCAAGTTTGAAACTTTGGTTGAGGCTACGAAAAAGCAATTCGCCGACCGCAAGCCGCAGGCAGTTGAAAACGGAGTTGCTGCCGTGCTGAAAAGGCTTGGCAAACATGCAACTGAAAAGGACGGTGTTTGGAGCATTGCCTAAGCCACTTTGGAAGAATGGCGGGGTTCGATTCCCTGCCTGGCTTCAAATTTTTTATTTTTAATTAAAATTTTAACGTTATGAAAACCTACAAAGAGTTGAACATTAATGAGAAGATTAATTACAACGCTATTCAAAAACATTTAGGTTTCAAATTAAATGGCATGAATCATTCCATGCAATTTATTTGTTTTTTATATAGATCTGATTATGATATTACCTTTTTTATAAATCCAAAAAATGAAACGTTATGAAAATCACTATTGAAAACACCGTGTTTGAAATGACACGTGTGCAGGCAAAGGAATTGTTGACTGAAAATGCCAACAAGTTAGTTAATCGTGTGCACCACCAGGGCGGTAGTTTGAAACTGGGAATTGGGGCATTGGCTCCAAAATACCGCGAAATGATTAAATAAGCTATTTTCCTGCGTTCTAACGTATTTTTGCATAAAAGTAATGTAATTTACTAACTTGTATATGAAAATGCAGGAGAGGGCAGGAGAAAGGGCTGAGAAATGAGAATTTTGTTTAACTAAAAATAGGAGGAAGCGCTATGAAATTCAACGATGACTTAAAAATCGAAATTAACCTGGATAAAATTGCTATCGTTATCATTATAGCAATTTGGATCGCAGGGATTGTTTTGACATGCTTAAAAGCAAATGTGATAAATCTGATATGAAAGTAGAAAGAAGAGAATTTGGACATTTGATTTGTCCAGTTCTCATCACAATGTTCATTGTCATGATTTTTGTCTTATTCTGTTGGACTGTTGATTTGCAGGAATATGAACGCAAAAAAGCAGAAAAACAGGAATGGTTGAATCATTTCACACCAGACGGATTAAAATATACGTTTGGTGAAGGGAATAGGTATGAAACAGAATTTAAAAAATAAGCTATTTTCCTGCGATTTAAGGCATTTTTATTAAAAGTTAGTACATTACATTACTTTTGTATGAAAGTCCCTTAGACGTAAAGAAAACAGCATTGTCAACGAAAATTATAAGTATTTTTATTAATTATATTAAAAAAGTAAGACGTTATGGAAAAGAATGTTGAAAACCTAAGAAAAGTGATGGAGACTGATGTGTCTTTCATTAACTCACCTTGTCGTGAAGCGGCAAAAACCTGGGGCTGGATGCGATTGCTTGCCAATTGTCATCCTCTTCACCGGGAAGGGTATGCAAGAGAGCTGATTTATTTCTTGGAAAAGAAAAAGATCAAGGCTGAAGATTTGACTGAAAGAGAAATTTCTAAAGCCACTTAAATCATGAATTCAAAACAAATCAACACGATTTTCAAATACTTTATGGAACCTTGTCAGTTTCATGGAGATGTTTGGATTATGAGAGCAAGGTTCACACCATTCGATACGATTGTGTCAACTACCTATGATCAGTGTTTTGATCATGCTCAAGAACAAATTGATAACCATTTTAAAATTGTAGAACCATGAAAATTGAAACATTTGAAAAGGCTCATTCTCTAAAAAAGAGAATTGATGCTTTGAAAGAGGCTCGTGAGGGTGCTGAAAAAGGCACACCTCAATTTTCTTTAAACTCATACGAAAACACAAATTGGTATACCGTAGAAAAGGATCTTCCAATGTTCAACCGTAAGCAAAGGGCAGACGAGGTTCGTCGTGCCCTTATTTATTGCCTTGATCAAAGGATTCAAGAATTGGTCACTGAATTTGAAAACATTAAGGAATCATGAAAAAGAAAATTAGCTTGTTTTGGCAATGTGTTATCTTTTTGCTGATAATGATATTTTGCCTTATCGGAGAAAGTCTGATTGAAAACTTTTTAAAATTATTGATATGATTGACATGACAAATGGCAAACTCGATGAAGCATTGAAGTTCGCTGAAACTATGAAAGATGAATCTCTAAAAGAGTGTATTAATGGACTGAAAAGAGTAGAGGAACTACATCCAGAAGTGGAAACCACAGTATGTTGTGATTTTGCTCCGCATTCCTTTTACTTTGAACGTTATGAAAACGAAAAGTTTCGTGGAAATGGAGGAATAATCTATCACGGAAAACACGATGGATTTGGAAGTGGAAGTGCTCCAACGTTTTCTGTATGTTTGGAACCCACACAAGGTTGGCAAATTCACACTTAAAATTGACATATTATGAAGGAAAATGAAGTAAAGATAGGTAAACGTTACCTAAGTAAAAAGAATCCTATTTCAAAGAAAGGAGAAACTGAGTATGAAGTCGTGAAAAAGAATAAAACGACTTGCTGGGTCAGGTTATGGATAGGTGGTAAGAGGAAAGAAACCATTTACAAAAATGTTGAGTACAGAATCTTAACTGAAATATTATGAAAACTTTTGATAATTTAAAACAGTTTATGAAAGACGGTCATATTAAAGACGTGGACGACTGGAACGAAAGACGGGAGCAAGCAAAGAAACTGTTCTCGGTGCAACTCATTCGGGACTTGGATGCAAGTGGATTTATTCGTAAGATTTTAAAACTTAAAAAACACAGACGTTATGAAGTACAAAGAAGTGAAACTGAGTAAAGAACTTGAAACGTTTCTTCGGAAGAAAGGATTATTAAGGAAGTTTAAAATAAATATCACCAAATATGGTGCTATGGATTATTTTTTCACATATATAAATATTGGTGGTGCCTTTGTTTGGAATTACACCGAGGAAGGTTGGAAGTTTTGGAATGATACAAATAATAAATTTATGAACTTTCAAAGTAAAAATAAAAAATCATGGCAAGAGAAAGAATTAAAACAATAATAATGAGGCGTGATGGAATGACGTCTCAAGAAGCAGATGATCTCATTGCTGAAGCCTGTGAGGATTTTAATGAAAGAATTGAAAACGGAGATTTCTCAGCAGAAGACATTTGTGAAGAATATTTCGGATTAGAGCCGGATTACCTTGATGAATTCTTATTCTAAAAAAATTAAAAATATGGAAAAATCAATTTTACGTAGCCTATTAAGTCAAGGCTATTCAAAAGACCAAATCCACAAGGCA